TACAGAATCATTGTAACCAGAAGCACTCCAGGCTACGACGTTACCTATCTCATCACGGGCGGCGGAAAGCTCGGGGACGTACTTCGGAATACCTGGGTTTGTGGGCATTAGAGTAGCCAGTCTATCAAAAGCCCTGAGGGCTGTCAAGATACCATTAGAAGAGCGTATATTTTTTTCTGAGAAGCGGTGGGGGAGGTTTATTGGTCTAGGGGTTCCGGTGCGCGCGCGTGGGGGGGCGGCGCGCCTAGTTGATAATGATTTCTCATTCTCATCTTCTCGTGGTCGCGGCCGCCAGATCGCCTTCACCCAATCTTCACACAATCTTCACGGAAAGTTCACGGAAGTTTATAGGTATTTTACCTTGCTTTGCCCTTGCGCTATGATAGAATGGCAATGTGCGAAGGGAGATTTCCCTTTGCTACGTTCTTTCCCTAAAATCATGCTATCCCTTCTAGCCTTTCCGGCTAGTGTGGGCTGACCTTGAGAGCGTCATTTTGGCTTAGTCTTCTGACCCTAAAATGAGCGTATCCTAGGAAATAGCGGATAGAATCGGATCTTTGAAATCATCGGCAAGAGCGCACCCTAGTTAAGTAACCCTCTAGAAGGGTTGACGCGGGGCATCCCCGGATATGCTAAGGATAGCAATACGCGCGAAATGATAGGTTAAAAAAACCTAGTCCGCTACCCACTAGGAAGGGAAAGGGTAGCATCAATCCCTCAGTTTTAGGACTGAGACAACCCTTGAAATAGAAACCGATGTACAAGAATCTAGCAAAAAGAATCGCAGAAGATACCGCTAAACTCATGTCCCTGCACTCTCCTGTAGAGGGCGATGGGCGCAAGGTAGTAAATACTGCCGCTGGGAAGCAAATCATACGCCTGATGGCAACGCTACTGGATGACCTGGAACACGCCCAAAGGGACGTAGGAGCGGTACTAGCAAGGCAAAGGTCGACATGGGCAGAATTCACCGCAGGGGTCATCCTGGGGACTGAGAAACGCGGTCTGGAGGTTGACCTGAGTGAGTGGGACACTGACCTGAACGAAATAGAATAGACCCTAGCAGGGAGGGCATCCCTGCACAATCACCCTAGCAACACCGCTAGGATTACCCTTAGAAAAGAGAAACCTAAAATGAAACAAAGCGAAACACGCTCACTCTACTTGATCGCCTCTGAAATTAGGCGGGACTGGCAGAAGGTTAACTACGCGGCGAAACCGTACCTGGATGCAATGCACTCGCTAAACTCAATAGAGGATCAGTATATGTACGACACGGGGAAATCCGTTGTACGGTACTTCCTGTCTAATGCTAGTACATGGCGCGGAACGAAAGCCCGTGAAATCAAAGCAGAATTGAGGGCTATGTTGTAGCCTGAGAAACCCTAGCAGGGAGGGTAAACCCTGCACAATCAACCTAGCAAATCCTGCTAGGATCACCCTTAGAAAAGAGAAACCTAAAATGAAAGCCACACCGAAACTCTCGGGAACAGGGAAAATGTCCTGCCCCTCGTGGAGCTTGCCAGCTTTTGACACTTGCCCTGGGGCAGTCAATAAAGAGGGCGAAGTTTCCGACGCTTGTAAGTCATGCTACGCGAGAAAAGGAACGTACAGATTTCCCGTTGTCCAAAAGCTACGTGAACATAATCAGGCAGACTGGCATCGTACTGGTTGGGTCGATGAAATGGTCGCAAAGCTGAAAGGACTGACAAGGTTCCGCTGGTTCGATTCGGGCGATGTCTACTCTGCCGCATTGGCAAAGAAAATCTATCGCGTAATGAGAGCCACGAGTTGCAAGCATTGGCTCCCCACAAGGAGCTACAAGTTTGCCAGCATCGCGGCGGAGCTGGATCGCATGGAACTACTGCCTAACGCAACGGTGCGGAAATCTTCGGACAGCGTAACGGGCGAGTCAATAGAGGGAAATCATACCTCGACGATAGTCCAGAATGCAGAGGATTTCACACCTGGAAAGGGCAAGGTACTGTGCCGCGCTTACACGCGCAAAGGCAAATGTGGAAGTTGCACCGCTTGCTGGTCTAAGAAAGTCCATGAGGTGACATACATAAGCCACTAGAAAACCCTCGCGGGGAGGGAATCCCCGCACAATCCCTCAGTTTTAGGACTGAGAAAACCCTTAGAATAGGAAACCTAAAGATGACATCCAACATCGAAATTGAATACGCCGAACAGGTCATCATCGACTGCGCTCAGGATTTACAGGAAGAATGCGGCTTCCCAAACACAAAGGACTCAAAATTCTGGCGGCATCTGCGTGGATACAGCAATTGGTCTGATGCAAGAAACACCATCAAAAGATGGGCGAGAATTGTGGAACTCGTTGAGAAGGGCTTTGATCTAGCGAATAAGAAACGCGAAGAAGAAGAAGATCGCGGTCAAACTTACTAACACCCTAGCGGGGAGGGAATCCCCGCACAATCCCTCAGTTTTAGGACTGAGAAAACCCTTAGAATAGGAAACCTAAAGATGAAAAGCTACGACTGCCCAGCATACCTGTCTCTGCGAAACTTTTTCGACGCGGCACTCTCGGTACAGTCTCCTCTGCGAGTACGCAACGGCGCAGGTGAGATACAGACGTGCGAAACACCTCAACAGATTTGGGATGCTGTAGAGTGTGCCGAAGAGGGGTATGTATACGTTCGGCGGGGAGACGAAAAAGCTACCTTCTGGATCATCCCAGAAAATGGTAGCGATGCGCTCACCGATTACAGCGACAACGAATTTGCCGAGGAAATCCTAACCCTCGCTAAGAGCCACGACTAACACGCCCCTGCGGGAGGGCAAATCCCGCACCAATCCCTCAGTTTTCGGACTGAGACAACCCTTAGAATAGGAAACCTACAGATGAAAACAGAATTGATTCTTCCTAAACTCATCGCCATTGGCGGCAACGAGTGGAACGCGGGAAATCACCGCCGCGTCTACTTTAACAACTTGCCAAAGTGGTACGGTCTGGAAATCTCACGCTACGGGACTGGTAACATTTCATACGCCAAACTGAACGGCGAGAAAATCAGTAACGGCAAGGCTCGCAAACTGATAGCCATAATCGACAGCGGCAAGCTTTTCTACGACGTAAACAACGGCTCTTGGATGGCAGAGGGCTACGCCTTTACTAGCGAATACTTCCTACCCATCATCGAGAACATCGGGCGCAAGGCTGGACTGGGCGAGTGAACACAAACCCTAGCGGGGAGGGAAATCCCCGCACCAATCCCTCAGTTTTAGGACTGAGATTACCCTTAGAAAAGAGAAACCTAGAAATGATAATGATGACGCACAAACATTTCGTTGACTTAGCTGACGTTGTTGCAGAAATGGACAAATACGGCTTAACAGGAGTTCAACTTGAAGAACTTACACAGGCTATCGGCTTCGTCTGCATTAAGCATAACTCCAGCTTTGACTACACAAGATTCGAGGACTGCGTTCTCGATAAACTCGGTAGGTCTGAGTTCTACCCAATGGGCGGAGGCAAGGACAAAAAATGGTAAAGCGATAGAACAGAACCCTAGCGGGGAAGGGAAATCCCCGCACCAATCCCTCAGTTTTAGGACTGAGATTACCCTTAGAATAGGAGACCTAAAGATGACAGCGAAAAAAGAAACCGAGAGTTGCTCACCCCCATTCGGGTGTAAGTACGGTAACGACGATGCTCACCTAGTACTGGTGGACTGTGGCACTTGCCGCTACGTCTTCGCGCACACCTGCCCCGCTGACGAATTGACCTGCCCAAATTGTGGCTTTCATTCGGACGTATGCGACTTCCCCGACACCAATTCATGGCAAAGGGGGGATCGAGAAGCATACGAGAAGCTTAACCCTAAAGCGTGTCTTTCATGCCTGGTTGTGGTAGAGGGCAAAGTTTACCAGGAAATTCCATGCCGGAGTCATTACCCCAACTTTGACCACTACTGCCACGACAAGGCAAAAGGTTGCCAACTGAAAGGAACGGAGTAAACACCCTAGCGGGGAGGGAAATCCCCGCACCAATCCCTCAGTTTTAGGACTGAGATTACCCTTAGAATAGGAGACCTAAAGATGAAGAAGAAGTTAGCACGGTACAGAATACATTGGGAAGAAACGCTCGTCTTCGATAGGGTTGTAGAAGCCTCTGATGAAGCTGAAGCGCGTACAATCGCTTTAGAGGAAGTGTATGGTTTAGGTGCTGAAAATGTAGTGCATGTCGAGCGCGGCTTCCGAGACGCGGTAGATGACGATACTGTTTTCAACGAAGCCACACACGCCGTACTAAGCGATTTCGAGGTCACGAAGATAATATACCCGCCAGGAACTGTGATTGGAAGAGTTTCATACTGATGGAGTAGACACCCCTGCGGGAGGGTAAACCAAATCCCGCACCAATCCCTCAGCTTTAGGGCTGAGAAAACCCTGAAAGAAAAAGGAACCATGAAAAAAAGAAACCACTACACCGACGCGGTAGATATAATTTGGGCGGCACTTGGTGCAATCCTACTCGCCGCGATTTGGATCGCAACCCCCTAACCCTGAACAGAAATGCGTAACCCACGAAACCCCATTCGGGTGAGCTGGTCTGGACTAGCCGTCCTGCTCGCCTTAATCACCTACCTCGCTTGGCAATTCCCGCCGAACGGATAGCCCTGCTAGTCAAGCGGGGACTGGCTTGTTGAGAGTGTTTGCTCGGCAAGTCATGTTTCTGTTTCTAAAGGGTCACCTGAGTATGTGTCTAAACTGCTCACCAATCCCTCAGTTTTAGGACTGAGAAAACCCTGAGAATAGGAAACCTACAATGAGTAAAGCAAAAGAACTACAACCTTGGAAGTCCGAGTTTTTCCATGTAGACATGAAGCTACGCGGCATCGTCCTCCACAACGTGATCTACGCGCTAAACAGATTGATACATCAACTCAACCCTGATCGACTGCCCGTCGATTCACCTCTGGCGGCGGAGATCAAGGGACTAGAATCGGTAGTCGCTCGGCTTGACAAGATCATCGAAGGAGAAGGAAACCTACAATGAGAAACCAGACACTTGAAAAGTTGGGACTCCGCCAGCCGCGAACAATTGCGGAACTGCGTGTTCACCCACTAACTGCTGAACTGTACCCTCTACCTCGCGGAGTACTTCGTAGCTGGAAGTCGGGTGAGACATGGTGCTTGGTGGTGGTGAAGGGGTATCATCTGAGCAATCAGCTTCGCACTAGCTATAGTGATGCGCGGGGTGTGCTTGACGCCTTCGCTGGCATCGGTGAACATGAGTAACAAACCAATGCCCACGCGGGAGGGCAAACCAAATCCCGCACCAATCACCCAGCCTAACACAGGCTGGAATGGACTTAGAAAACCCTAAACACAGGAACGAAAAATGGTACTGGAAGTAACCGAATCAGCGAGACAGTTTGTGAACATGCCACGGGCGCATCGATCATCCATACTCGCCACACTCTGGAGATTTGAGCATCGCTTTGACCAGCTTTGCATCAAGTTTGACATCGACGGTGTCGAAATTGACATCTCCGTACCCATCGAGGCGGCAGAAAACCTCGGTAAGAACATCCTCGCGATGTGCGCCCTTGAACTGGTGAAGAAGAAGGAGGAGGACTGATGCGCTACAATCACGCCTACTCAATTGCATTCTCAGTAGACTCGGACGAGAAAGACCCATACGAAGTACCTGCCAAAGTACTGGCGGATGCCCTCCTCAAGAGGATTCACTTCGAGCCTGAGCTTGAACTGATCGGGGCTGCCAGAGTGGGGCTGGAGTTTGAGATCGACGAAATGGTTGAGTGCTTCGAGACCATCGACAAGGAGGAGGACTGATGCCAAAGCCAATTAACCAATTCGACCTCTCAGTTGAGGCAATCGAATTAATCGCGAGCCTCTTGCGAACCAACCTGAAATTCCTGGAGCGGCTAGAAAAAATTGCCGCCCCAAGAGCAGTACCCGAACAAATTCTGGAGAACCGAGAACTCACCGAAGACCTGTTATACTACTTCGCAGGTGAAGATCGCGGCAAACCCCTAATCGAAGTCTTAGGAGGAGACACCAATGGGACTGAAGAAGGTACTGCGTAATGGCAATGAGGATCACGGCGTGAGGTGCGCTTCATGCCGTGACCGATCCACCATCCGTGTGAAAAACTTGAGCACCGACAAACGGTTCGCTCCGACACACGAATTCTACTGCGCGAAAGCCGAATGCCGACGCGCACTACTCCGAAAAAATCTTAGTAAATGAGCAGAGAAAAATCCCTGTCTGAAATGTTGGAGGACGGTAGGAAATACCCCCCCTTCACGAACGAACAGTATGCGTATGTCCGACACTACGCGCATCTACTGAAAACCAAACCTGCCATCGCAATTCGGGAAGCCATGAACGAGTGGCTGAAAAACCAACTGGGTGTTGAACTGCCTGGACGAGTTCGATGAGCGAAAACATTCCGTACTACTACATCCGTCCAAGGATGACCCTGATGCGTGAGTCGGCATTCCGCCTGACTCTCGCGTCGGGGGCGGAGAAGAAATACGAGTTGAAGCGGGAGCCGCGAGGTGTTATCCTCACCTGCAATGGCGAGGCAATCACACCACTCCTACACAAAACTGAGATGGCTGCATTCCTATCTGGACTGTGGTTTCTCATGCTAAATAAGTAATGACCCCCAGAGAAGCGCGACTGGTTCTGACGAAATTTCTTACACGCATCCGCTTTGAAGGTAGGTTGAACGCCGAAGGACTATGCCCTACCGAGATTGACACCATCCATGAACTCGTGGAAGAGGGGCTGGGGGATTTGGAACAGGCAGAGATCCGCGCCGAAGTCGATTTGTCGATGGGGTTGCCAGCCGAAAGGAAAGAAACATGAGTAGCCTACTGCTAATCACCCTTGCAACAGCGGTGTTCGCCGCGTACCTACTGGTAATCAACCTCTACTGGGCGGCAGAGAAGAAATGGATCTGGAAGCTGGGGGATTTCCTCATCTGGCTGACCGCAACCCTGATGCTACTCGCCATCCTCACAGAAATAATTGTTCACTCGTCGGAGACAGCCTGATCTCGACTGACAAGAAACATCGGAGTACCCTTGCCCATGTATGCCCCAAGGACGTTGAATTCAAAGAACTCAAGCGCTTCGTCGAAGTCCATCCCATCACGCTCCATAAGAATCTTGACGCACTTGTCAGAGTCGTATACTGCCAGGGGAGGAGCATTGAACTGGGCGGCATATCCAATGTATGCTTCCGAAAACCCATCCGCAACGAGTGCTTCAGGGTTCAACTCAGCAAGTTCATCCATATTCTCTTTTGTGGACATCATTCACTCATCGAAGACAGCCTGATAAGCCTCGCTAAACGCGACACCCCAGTATGCAGAATGGGCATGGGTTTGCCCAATCCACGCACGGCAATGCGCCCACTCGTGACAGAGGGTTTCGATTTCCTGATCAACGGAAACGCCCTTCGCAATACGAATGAGAAAGCGCGACGGGTTCTCCTTGAATTCGCAGGAGCCCCAAGCGTCAACCAACTTCCCTGTCCGCACGATCCGGCACGGATGCGCCAGCGGGACTAAGGCACGAAGGACAACCTCTGCCTGTTTCAGCGTCTCGCAATTAACGGGGCGGCGCATGCTGACCCCTCGGCAAACGAACCATCGCCGCTACGTTTTCCCATCCTGTTGGATCAGAGGGCAGAATACCTGTCCGAATGAACCGCCGAACAGGGCGAAGAGGTACGTCCAACCGCTCCGAAACGTGCTGGGCATTTCGACAAACCTCCCGCCGCCCATCACCATACACTACCAGGATATCGAAGTGCCGCCTCCTCCCTGGAGTGGGCGAACGCTGGGTAGCCGAGCGGCGGATCCGCTTCACGCCCTCCCAAAACCTGTGCGCCCGATGCCCATCAGGAACCTGACCTCGACGGGCGGCATTTCGGAGCGCAGATAGCGACGGGCGTTCACCCCTAGGCAACGAAATGTAAAGCTCGGTGACCGAAGGATGCGAATGTGTATCGCCATCTACATAGTCGATGACCACTCGCATTTTCCGACTCAAATTTGCCACAACCTAGATCCTACCAGAAGCCAAAAGAGAGTGCAAGCCTATAGCGTGAATCGTTATGCTTTCACGCGATAAAGAATGGCGTAAGTACTGGAGGGTCATGCGGATGGGAGCCCAACCCTACCCAAAAATCGCTTTTTAGTTTTTTTTCAATTGAGTTGTGCAGTCCTGATGGAATTGCGGCGTGAAACAAAAATAGTTTTCGCGTAACTTTGTAGTTTTGGGGTTGGTGTATTCCGTAACCTCTTTGCCTACCCTGGGTTAGGGATTTTCTTATCGATTGAAAGCATAACGACGCATGCTTAAGGCAAAAAGACCCCAGTACCAGCCCCATTGGGTTTCTCCCTTTGGGGTTGACTCGCCAAATGTATTTCACTAACATGAGTGCATGGCATCAAACAGACCGAGAAGAAATTTCATACCCCCAGATCGAAAGGATGTACCCCTATCATTCGGGGCTGCATACTTGACTAAGCCACAGCAAAAGGCTTGCATTGAACTAGCCTTGGCTCGGTATCACGATTCGTTTGCCACCCTTTTTCGGGAAATATTGCGGGAAGCCTGTGAGCGTAGCAATATTTATTTTCCACGCACCGATCAGCAGGATTTGAGCGCGGATCAACGACGCGATGATCGATAGTCCCAACCGCCCGAATCCTGGCGAAGCCGCCGCACTCGCCGCAAGGGGATACAACGTACTACCCTTGCAGCAATACCGAAAGCACCCTTCGTTTGCCTGGAAGAACAAGTCTCAGGTCTTTTACACAGCCCAAATGTCTGCACTCGGTGCGACTACAACGGGCTGGGCGTTAAAGCTAGACCGGAACGATCCGATTAAAATCATCGTGCTGGACATCGATGCGTACAACCTGACGCAAGAGGAGATCGAGGCGGTGCTGTACCCAAACACATCAGCCGATTCAAATTTATGTATAGTGCAAAGCCCATCGGGCGGCTTCCACTACTACTATCAGGTTCCCTCGGATGCCAAGATGAAATCGTTTCCCGACGAGTACGATTTGGGGAGCGGTGTGAAGGGCGAGCTCAGAATTTCTGACCGTAGAAATCGACTGATCCTCCTGCCTGGATCAATGGCAACGAACAAGCAGGGTGATTTGGGGATGTACAAAAAACTCAGCGGTTCGCTGGACTCCCTCCCCGATTTGCCTGGACAACTCCTGGCTCGGCTCTCGGCTAGACCTGCCGCCGCCGTAGATTACCCAGGTCAAGCCAAGGTTGCATTGCCGACTGAAGCTGAACACCTGTTAGCTACAATTGCCATGATTGCTGACGATTCGTTTCCACGAGGGGGCTGGAACGACTGGATCGCACAGACGGGGGAGCAGGTTGGGCGCATGTGGGCTAGACCTTCCCCAACTGATGCTGTTGTCGAGAGATTTTGGCAGGGTATGGCTCCGAAGTTTCAAGGCGGCGATGCTGACCCAAATGAATTCGCCCTCGCATTTCGGAGTGGGTATAGGACTGGGCGAAACAACGCCGAAACCCACAGCACACCTCGCGATAAATTTCCAACAGCTACGGATGTAACCTCGGAGATCCGAAGTGTATGTGGAGGCCCGTTGTCCCTTGTTGAAAACGTGACACGCGAGGGGGCAACCGAAAGCTATACCCTGTTGTTCGACGGCTCACCGAAGCGACCAGAGGAGGCGAAGAAAAGTGTGACGCTGAAAAATTTAGGCGATGCCGCAACCCTACTGGGAAACATTTTACGCATCTCAAATGCCGATCCTGATAGCCTCGCAAAAAGCCCCCTGTCTCAAGCTGCATGGCTACGTCAAATGAAAGTCAACCTGATGGCAGAGCGGGGCATTGACCGCCAAGGTAGACCAGTCGCAGAATGTTTACAACATCTGATTGAAGACGAGGGCGATCAAGCCGCAAGAAATAATTGGATAGGCATCACCCAATCGGAGGGTTGCCCTCGTGAACCGCATACAAATCGGAGGCGTTGGGGAACTGCAAGCTGGTGGCACATCGAGGGCGCAGATGCAATTCTGTACGTTGGCAGTCAGGTTGTAGACAAAATGGTAATGCGCTTTGGTTCAGACGGCAGGAAGGCGATAAAAAAATTAGGTCTTGGCAAGCCTGTGAATTTTTCGGGAGCCTCCCGTGCCGACACCGCTTACCGAGCTTCGTTGAATGAACTTACTATTAGTGCTGGGGATGACTACCGCACAATGATCGAGGCCATCTTTGCCCAACGCCGTGTTGCCCAGGAGAAAGACGAGGGTGTCGTACTGTGACCCGACTGCAATACAGTTGGTTGCAAGCGGAGAGTGGGGTTCCCCGATACGAGGTCTGGGATCAGGCTCGTAGCTACAACTCGCGGGAAGCAGATGCCGATTACTGTTGGGTGCTGGCGGGGCAATACTCCAACAAGAGAAAGGCGATCAAACACGCCAGAACCTATGCGATGGGTGCGCCTGTTTACGTCTGGGATAGACTCAGGGCTGAAGTTGTGTGGCAAAATTGGGAGGTTCCACGTTGAGCTATACCGATGAACGGTTGAGTATCCTAAGTGCAGGGCCAGGGTCAGGGAAAACAACGTCGCTCGTTAAAGACGCGGCGGGATGGCCTGAAAAAAGTTGTATCGTAACGTACACTAGAGATGCGGCGGCGGAGCTAAGTAGGCGAGGCGTGACTTGCCCGACAGGAACCGTCCACTCCTTGACATGGCCTCATGTTAAACACATCGCAAAGTTATTTAAGCGGGGTCACCGCTCAACTAGTGCGTTCAAGCGCAGACGAATTCGTAACTCGTGCGACCCAGCCCTAAACGAGTGGGTTCGCAATGCGCCGAGCAACTTCCCTGAAGACATAGAAATTCGCCAGCTTATGGGCTGGTCACCTGACCAAGGTCGAGCACCATCTTGGATTTGGGAACGCGAGATCTCCGCCCAACAATCCTATACCGTGGCTCTTGCAAGGTGGCTGGACAAGGGTGCGCCAAGGGGCGATGACCCTGAGGCACTTTGGGATTTAGATTTTCTCGCTGTAGATGAAGCGCAAGATACCAGCGCGTTAATTTTATCTGCCGCTATGGCCTTGCTCGGTAGCGAGGGAAAATGTTTATGTGTTGGCGATCCAGGTCAAGCAATTTTCCACGAGGCAAACGGAGGCAATGAAGATGAACTGCCTCCCGCATGGCAATGGGCAACAGATCATCACGTTCTTAGTCAAGGGTTTCGCTGTGGCTTTCCTGTTGCAGATGCGGCGGCAAATATCCTACGCACCTACACCGAGGTTAACCCCGACGATTTCAGAGCCTCGCATCGCACGGAAATTGTTACCTGGAATCCATCTGCCATACCGATGTCGGGCGGCATGGTGCTGGGGCATTCGCGAAGGAGTTGTGAAAACACAATCCGAGCTTGGGGACTACAGGATGTTTCGGTTACCCCCGCCACTCGCAGAGACGAGAACGAATTGTCCATATCAACCATCCACGCGGCTAAAGGTACTCAATCTGAATCGGTTTTCGTATTACCTTGGTCAAGAAATAGTATGCGAAAACTGCGTCATCGGGACGCATCCGCCGTCAAGCTGCTGTATGTAGCGATGACCCGTGCCTCACGGAAATTACACCTACCCCTAGAAATATTTCTAGAGTTGTCTTGGTAGCCCCGAAGAAATGGTTATAGTGAGTAGCATGGCGAGACAAATAGAGGACGATGCTGTTGCGTATATGCGCTTCAAGACATACGATGACGGCCCCATTGACCTGTATCTACAACATACAGGTAAAGGAAAAGTTTTGTTCGATCTACGCCAAAGCGACACCATAATTTCTTTTGAAGTAGATGTCATAACAACACGTGAAATTAAATCATTACTCACAAAATTCATTGAGGAGGTTAACAAAAATGAGAGTCCATGAGAATTTAATGCTGCACCGATTAGGTTTGGAAATCGAATTCAAAGCAACAGAGATTGACAATGTTGTTGAGTTTGAGGTTACCAATGTAACAACCTTGCCGGAAACACATGCCAAGTTGGCTAGTTATTTTGAAGACGAGATGAAGGAGGTGCTGGTGGATTTTCTGCACGATTGCAAGGACAAATGCACTCGATAGACGCGGATATTTTCTGGCCGACCCCAGCACAATTTCAAACGGTGCTGGGGCTCTACCCCCCTGATCACCATTGGGTTTCGGATACAGAAACCGATGGTCTTAAGGTCATTGGCCCAGCCTCCCGTGATCAGGCTTGGTATGCTGGCTTCAATCCTTTCGGAACTAACAAGGTTTATTGCTTTGACTGTCGCTCATCCGACTGGCGTGAAATTCGTCCGTTGATCCAGCGACTGCGATTAGTATTTCATAACGGACGATTCGATGTTCACGCTATGGATCTCACCGATCTAGCTAGCGGGTGGCAAGACACGATGCTCTGTAAATACCGGACGAATACCAGCGCACCGAAATCGCTGGACGAGCTTGCGAAACAGTTGCGCTACCCAAAAATTCCGACACCTGATTTACTCAAGGGGCGGAAGGAAAACCAGAATCAAATTCATCTGGTATCTAAGAACGATGTCGCGAGATACATGGCGGATGACATCTTGTTCACCGCCCATCTCTGGGATACCATCAGCGAGAAGCAGAAGCAGTTATCGCTCAGGGCTATGGATCATCGGGTTGAGTATGCTGTGCAACGAATGGAAGCCAGAGGAGTTAGGCTCCTCACCACACCCCTCAAGGCTCTTGAGCGTGAGCTTGCACCGTTGGTAGCGGAGAGTGAGGCAGTCATCCGAGACGCTGGGTACACAGGCAATCTTGCATCGCCCAAGCAGTTACAAGAGTGGCTCCAAGGCGAGCTTAAGTATGATTTTGTAGTAAATGTCTGGGATCAGAAGAAACGTAGAAAGGTACGCAAGTGGAGCACAGATTCTAAGAAGGTGCTGCAACCCTACGCTGACCGCACAGGTGACCCGCTGATAATTGCGCTGACAACTCACCGAAAGCTACTCAAAAAGAAGAAAGATTTCTGCGAACGCCTTCCTACATTCATGCAAGAAGATGGACTTGTCCACGGTAGCATCCGAACAGCTAAGACCGTGAACACTAGGTTCTCTCACGCAAACCCAAACTTGGCACAGATCCCCAAGCGTGGCACAAACGCAGTTGAGCGTCGATTAGCCAAGGCATTTCGATCCTGCTTCACAGGTGAAAGCGGGTGGATGTCGGGCGCAGACTATAGCCAGATGGAACTCCGCATGGCTGCGGCCTTGTCGGGGGATGAGCGGTTGCTCCAGGCATTCAACGACGGCGAAGATCCACACGCTGTAACAGCGGCGGGAACGTCAGGCAAATCTATTGACGCATTGCCAGACGGCGAACGCGACAAGGCTAAGGCTGTGAACTTCGGGTTGCCGAATGGCATGAAGGCTGGCGGCTTGGCCGTCGAGTTGCGCTCTACCGTAGGCGATGCCCAGCGGTACATCGACAAGCACAAAAGAACCCATCCAAGATTGCATGAGTGGATGGCAGATGTGACCGACGATGCGGGTACGTCAGGCATCACGGTTCTCCTGTCGGGTGCGGTCATGTATCACGACAGGGCAAAAAGCATTACAAACGCTGTGTCGGGTCACATCTCAGGGAACTCAGCGGATCTGATGCGCCGCGCCCTAGTGGAGATTGATGCCCAAGGTTTGCGCCCAGTCCTGTCGGTGCATGACGAACTGGTAGGGGATGTCAAGGATCGAGGCCAGGAATATGCTGAGATCATGCGCCACGCAGCCAACAATGCCTATCCAGGCGTTCTCAGCGACGTTGATTTTGAGACTAAGGGAGGCGAGGGGAGAACTTGGGCAGACGTATGACCGCTCCTCTTGACATCCCCCCTGTGTGTAGTACAATACTACTCGCCACTTGTACGGTGAAATAATGCATGATGAGCTCGTAGCAAAGATTAATCTGACTGTCAAAAAATTTCTTGACAGGCTGGAGGAGATGTCCGATACTCCTCGTGAGCTTCAGGCTTACGCGACTGTCGTAAGTTTGCTCTCCAAAGCCCAAGCCGACTTGGCACGGGACGCCGGAGAGAACGATCCTGTTAGTAACGGGATTCTAGGGCTAGCAATGGCCCATCTTGAACTTCAACAAAAAGGAAAATCTGAATGAGTTTCGATAAGCAAGCAATCCTAAATGCTAGGACTACGGAAAGTGGGGCTAAAGGTCAAGGGGCATTAATCCCCGAAGACGTATACCCAGATACCGTCATTGAGTCCATTGACATAGAGGAGCCACGCCCTGACGATGCAGAGAACGGTGTAACTGCGCGTCTAGTGATGACGTTAAAGTCACCAGGGTATCCTTCACCAATTCGACGCGGGTTTAACATCAAGGACTGGGCTAACCCCCACAAGATGAGCAACCAATACGCCGTGATGAAAGCGATTTGGCCTAACGAGGCTGATAGAGTAGGGATTGGGCCATCCGATTTGGAAGGCGAAGTTGTGAAGCTGCGGGTATCCCATGTCGAAGGGCTAAATGGCCTTCGCGTGGATATCAAGTACGCATCCAATAGCTAATCCGTTTAAGTTTCTCCGATGTGAAGACCCCTTTGCATCGGAGAGGCTACTCTTCATACCATGACAAAACAGCTACCAAAACCTGCGAAACCCTATAGCTCTTGGCCGCTTCTTCTAGAGGCCGCGACAATCTGGGGGATCCGCAACATGAATCCTGCTGTGGTTTCTGTATACGCGAATTACATTGCTGCCGATGTAGTCGATTCGTTCAGACGTCGCACGGAACCTTATAGAATTCGCCCTAGTTCTGGGGTGAACTGTGCTGCAATCCCATTTCTAGTTGCAGCGGGGGCAAAACCCAATGTTGACCTTACGCCTCCATCGCTTCTTTTTGCAACGGGGCATTTCCACCACAACATGATTTACGCAGCACTACACTCGGCACTCCCGAAGTCTGCGATCTCAGTCCAAGATGAAACCGAGGTTTTACTACCCGATTGGTGGCCTAAAAATCCTGATGTGTTCAAGCAGGTAGGTCATCGCGATTTGTATCTCAGCGTCCTTGAGAAAGGCTGGCTTGAAGAACACCTACCTCAAACCGCTACTTGGGATATCAAAACAAAACACGCACTCGGTCAGCATAGAGTGGACAAGGAAGAGATTACCGCTCTTGAGGATGTGTTCGGCAACGGAGCTCAGGTAGCTATCTACGAAACCAACGAAGATAACGACGGCTACATCTTCTACTCAAACCGTGAAGTGCCGAAGGACGGTGGACGAAAGCAGTTTAAGGGCAAGCGAATCTGGAAAGAAGATCTAAACGAGATTCGTGATGCGGTCAAATGGCGCGTCTCGATGACCGATGAGTTCGTACCTGAGATCTGGCTTGGAAAGAACCGTGACAAGACGATCACCTGCTTTACACCGTGCGACAGGTACTGTGACTTCAGGACGGCGTGTTATGCGAAGCGAGCAGCAGAAAAAATTGAGGTCTAGATGTGAGCCTACGCCCGTTAGCTCGGCCTGGATGTTTATGGATTCCTGGATCGACAGAAGTACGAGTGGTATGTAGCGTGTCTGGAACCTCTAGTACCGCTCGCATGCGGCATTGCAGATTGTGTGGAACGGAAAACCATCTGGAGAAATGTTTGGACTGTGAGGGCTATAGTAACCCAGCCCAAAAATGTGTGGTCTGCGGGAATCAAACCAAGCACCCAAAATTTTATACTTGTTCTCCTAAATGTAACTCAATACGTTGCCACACCAGGCTTTCAAATCGCCGTTGGGCAAACAGGCGCAAAGACCGGCAGCCCTGCCAGCATTGCGGCGGAGCCATATCGTTGTCGAAGCACGGCTCTGCGAAAACGTGTAGCCCTGAGTGCGCTAAGGCTCGGAAGAAATTCTTGTCACACGTTCGGCCTCGCAAAGGGTCTTAGTGTAATTCCCGATACGCGCTTGGAGCCCGTTGATCTCGCTATCTAGTTTACGATGCCGCCCCTGCTTTACGATTTGGAAATTCGCCTCGTCGTAGTCACCTTGAGTTTTGTCTAAGGCCCAGCGAATAATGTCCTTCTCTTTTTGGCGCACCAAGCCTACTAGTTGCTTGATTGCCGCCGCCCAAAGTGCTGCCGTGACCTCCGCACCAAGAGGGCAGTTGTCAGGATCTAGTGTACACTCCTTAAGAATTCCCCGCTGAAGGGACTGGAGTGTTTGAACGTGTGCGCGTTGACCTTCGGTGGAGCCTATCCTTCGCGAGACTAAATCGTCTAGGGTTGGCATTGCAGCCAGCGGCTTCTGGGCTTTTTTATTTGGAGATGGTAGGCTCATAAGGCGCACGTGCTTCTGAAGCAAATGCGACTAGGATCGCATCTTCTTCGTGATCGGAGGAGGATTCGGGGACGGTGCAAAGGGCGTGGACGGCATCCCCGACGATAGCTTTACGCTCTTTTCGGCTGGTACTAGGGCGGTACTTGCGCCCCACAGTTCTGGCGGCAAATTGTTTAAGGGCCATAGGAGTAATAGAGGGTCTCCAGGGGATTTTGTTTTCCCTAGCCCAGAACGAAAGTCCTCCCATTACACACCAAATGTACGCCGCAGATTTTGGGCGGACCCCTTGCCCTCGTACCATACCAATTGGCGGAGACTCGGCTACGATATACGCGATGTCTCCGAATTCTAAGAAGGGAGGTAGCTCACGTTCTAACACCTTGGCAAATGCGAATGGACTGCCTCCGCAGTTAACTGTCTTCGTAAGTTTGACCTCGCCAGCGGAGGTATCAACTAGAGCTAGCCCTAGAGTCTTATACGCGGGATCGATGGCGAGGATCGTAGGCATATCTAGACCCGCACAAAATTGGGAAAGGGACTGTGGTTTTGCTCGGAGTCATAGTAGGTAAACCCGAGCGTCCAAGGCGGTTTCCGCCCGTTAATGAAATCGAACGCGGCCTTCCTGATGTCTCCGCCATAGCCGCCTTCAGCACCATAGACCTGTCGGCCCCCAACCTTGAGAACCTGGAGGCCCATCTTGTGCGTGTGGCCGATGTGTATGTTACAACCGTGTTCCGTTGCGAACTTATAGGCAACTCCACCTGCGAATTTACTTCCGCCGAGTCGGCCTTCGTGTCCGTGATAGATAGCCACCTTTTGTCCTTGCCCACAGGGAACCTTGAGCCCTGGTTTGACGCGCTTGATGTCGAGGTCTTGAAGACCCACATACCGATCCCAATCTAATCCTATGTTACGCATGACCGGAGCTCGGCCTTGAACATAGGTAGACCAGCGCACTTCATGGTTACCTTCAAGGTAGCTAACATCACAACCTTTAGGGGATCGTTTGCTAATTCTAGCTAGCCACACTCTGAGCGCATTAAGCTCTCTCTCAAGCGCATCCTCCCATCGAGGATTTCTTCGGTGCTGTGAGAGAGAGTGCATATCTGCGATGTCTCCATTTAAGACAATTTTCTCAGGGCGTTCTTTTCGTATGAACTCAAAGAGTTTTATGTCCCACTTGCGACTTTGAAATGGAACGTGTACATCCCCAATTACTAAGGTCTTCAACCGCTACCCCCTAAGGTCAACCTCGATTCCCCGATTAGTGCATTCAGAGCAATCAAAGATTTCTGCTCGGCTAAGGACAGGTGTGTTAGCATCACAGCGAGGGCAATTTTTCACGGTGAGGCGTTCTGGCCGAGTACTGTCGAGAGCCTGGATAACCTTCTCAACAGTTGATGGCAAGGTGTGCTCCTCAGAGTCCATGATAACAGTATATCAACTAAAAACAAGGGTGTCAAGTTGTGTCCTCACGCTTAGAAGAGGGCTGGAGTTTTAGGCGTATCTTGTCGAAGATGGCAGTTAGCATCAGCGAGATAGCCCCTCGGCTACGACTGAACATTAGGGATAGTATGACCAGCCCTCCTACGATAGACCCCATTAGCCTTGCTAACGAGTCGATTACCGCTGGCGCAGCTTGCACAGTCGTTTCCAGAATATCCCCAGTCCCCTCTGAGGGAATGGTCACCGGAGAAGATCCTCCTCCTAGAATTGCAGGGAGACTGCAACCTGTAAGGAAGAGCAGCAGAAGTAAAGATTTGCGACGGCTCATTTAACTTCGTGATACTTCTCTAACTTTGCGATGTCGGCATCCCTGGAGACTTCCCGCTCCTGAATACGCGCCACAGTCACGGTTAACTCGGACATTACGGCTACTGTCCAGAGCATGAGCCCTCCTAGTAGTGTGAGCAGGGCATCGGTCAAAGAAATTTTGGTATTCGAGGAGGTCATCGTCTGGTCTTAGACTCAAGTTCGGCTTCGCGTTCTAGCGCACCAAGAAGTTCAGCTTTACTCTGGGTGCTGAGAGTACTGCTGCCTCTAATCTCACCTGCCATTGCCTTGAGACTGGCAGATCTGTCGAGCGACAGCCCAGTCCCAGCACTTATGGCAGAGCGGAAGAAGGCATCCATCATGTCTTCACCTTCGGGGTAATCCCCCAAGAGTTCTTTACCTAATACTTGTACAGGGTAAAGAGAGCGCGTAACACTACGCACGGCTTGACGAACACTCGGCCCTTTCCTAGAGAAAAGCGCATCCTTTACGATTCCCGCTCCGCCGCCACCGCCGATGTCTAACTGAGGTATCTCAGCGCGGATCTTATCTTTATTCCAGGGGTCTAAAAATTGCGCCGCACCCAATATAATAGTCAACGCCTCTGCCTGAGGAAGTACCCTAGGAATCCTTATGCTTGTTTCAAAGGGCATTTTCATCCGAGTCTGCCCCCATTTGTCCTGATACACAAGGTCACCTGCGACATCCGAACTCATTAACTTAACCGCCGTTTGAACAGGAATTCCTGGCCCCGCAGCTTTCATGCGCTCGATTCCCCAAGGTGTAAAACGGCGCGAGAAGGTATAGAACGGAATGAGCCGTTTCGCTACGTTGCGCTCCCAAGGGGTCAGCATCGAGTAGTCAACGTGAGTTCCTCTCGCCCTTGAGAGAGCAGTTTTCATATCAAAGCCTTCGTAAGTCAGGGCTATGAATGTCTGAAGTCGAGCCGCTGTTTCACTTCCGCTAGCAATGTCCGAGAGGTCTTCGAGCTTGCCACGGATAGTTTTATCGCCACCTTTCGACTTGCGTATGAGCGCAGATAAACTTTCTCCTCCCAATTTAAGTTCTTGTTGTACAAACTTACCTGAAATCAAACCCCCATCGACACAATATTTTATTGCGTCAAGGAGATCGATGTCCTCATCACCAGTACGTGCGATAGTTCCTACTACATCGCTGTGCCTTTCTCTTAACACCTTGAGGGACGTACCTGATGAGGCATCTGCAAGGGCAAGCATAAACTTATGTCCTAGGATGTTTGTCTTTAGCTGACCTGAGACACCTGCATTTTCTCTTGCCAACGCCAAAAGTTTCTCTAGATGCTCGGGAGTCTTACCTGGAATTCTTCCCAGCAGACGTTGGATATCTAACTCTGCAAAGATAATAGACTTTGTACTTGCGCCAGCAAGCCAACTCTGCCCAAGCCCCGATAAGCGGTTTAATATTAGGTGTCCTGGCCTCAACACAGTTTGGAATCTCTTAGTAAACCAGTTTACTGCGTCATACGCTTCAAGCCACGCCATCATTTGCTCGGGCTGGGGGGCAACCGCCGCTCTCATCCAGTCCAATGTTGTACTGTCACCACTTGCGACATAGTCCCCTATCTTGAAACTTTTAGTCGAACGCACGGCTTGTTGGGCTGAATTATTCCATGCAGTTAACGTGAAAGCATCCCCTAAAGATGTAGCGCGTGGAGCTCCAAGATTAAATACTTTACCAAGTTTGTTTTGTTCCGTTACATTTAGTAGTCCCCTCGTTCCATCGGGAAATTCGATGATTAGCTGTTCAACAACGTCATCTACTTCTGTTGAAACTCTCTCTGTTACTGCCTCTCCTTTTTTTGCTGTCGTTTTCAGGGTTTTTTCTTTTGCTACGATTTTCCCGTTAACTACGTTGAATTTCCCTACGACTTTACCGCCTCTCAACCCGTGCTGGAAGGCAACCTCAGTATCCATAAAGAGATTGTCTACCATGCTGCTGTGGAAGGCACGATCCATGTCCTTGCCAATTCTGGATAGTGTTATGTCCATAAAATCCTCTTTGAGGATCGCGCTGGTAGTCAGACCCTCCTTCTTTAGCTGTTTTTTTACTCCCGCTTGCAACTCTTTAGGTAGCCTTTTGAAATAGGTTGTGTCAAGAAATGTGTTTAACTCTTCTAGACTGAGATCCCTCGTTTTTTCGCTTCGGTGAAACAGCGAGGCATCTCGTCCATCCTTCGGAACAGGGTTGTCTGATTTGCCCAACGCCTTTTTAATAATATTTACTACTCGTTTCTCTGTCATTCTTGGGAGATAAGTAAGCGGAGCACCAAACCCTAGACCGCCTGACATGTGGGCTACTGCAACCGCCTCACTATGTAAACCTTGGATTTTTTCCCAATGCTTTGAATCACCAAAAATATCTTTAAATACGGTATTCATTACGTTCCGCATTTCGGCTCCAGCTTGATCCAGCGTTTTGGATAAATGTGCAAGATCAATTTTCGTTGTTTTCGACTTACTCGCCCTCAGTAAAATTCGTTGAACTTCCTCTAGTCTACCCCATGCACCTAAAAAATTATCGGTAGAGTGTGGCGGCAATACGGCACGTTCGCCGTCAATAAAAGTTTCGGCTCTTTCTCCAGTCCTAGGTCTGAGTGGGGCTGGGAGGTTTCGTTTAGCAGTAATCAAATCTGCAATCGATTGCTTTTGTTTTAGTGCTGCTTTTGTTAATTTCCCGTTCTTGCCAACCCGAAGAGCAGCCTGAAGCTCCCCAATTTCAATCGGGGTTAGATCTATAATCCATCTATCCTTATATTTTCCATACATAGGATGTGCAGTATCAAACCCCACGTTCGCCTTAACCTGTGCAGCCGCCCATTTATGTCTAACCTGAGTAGAGAGTTTTGTTGCCTCTCGTATCCGATTAAATTTCGCCACTAGCTCCGGATTTGTTGCCCCGAGCATTTTTTCAATGGATTTTACACTACTCTCAATATTATTAAAGAGTGCATCTACCTCTCGGGCAGCTTGCTTTTCAGTTACCGCTCCCGCTCTTACGTTTTCAACCAGCCTTACAAGATCTTCAGAATAGGGAGTAGCTTCCGCCCAGGCAAGAAACAGACTATTTAATTCTCCCTCTGGAAAACCTGATGATGCACTTAATTCCTTAATAGCGAGTTCAGACTCTTTCACAGCTTTATTTAAATAGGCTTGCGTAAGTGCCTTACTGCGTTCAATATCATAAAGCTCCTCCCGAATTAGCTTTGACGTTAATTCTGTACCGGATCCCCATTTCTTTTCCCAAGACTTACGCACAGTCTGTCCGTGGCTCCACGCCGCCTTTTGCCATGCGTTCCCCGCGAATTCTTTAGGTATTTCAGTCAGCTTGCTTTGGGGAGGCATATCTTTAACTAAATCTAAAGCCTCTTCAATATCGTCAAGAAAAGCCTTGGAGTTCGCTGCCCCTAGCTCTATTAGGCGTTCTTTGGTTGCTCCTTTAGGAATTACTCTTCCTAAATGTATTCCCCAATCTTTCACGCCGTCCCAACTCTCTATCTTGTTGCGAACCTTAGCTATTACTTCGGGCTTGAGTAGCTTCTCTTCTACTTTCGCGAGTAATAGCCACTTCTCTAAGTCTCCTTCCTCCGCAGTCTTTGCACCAGTCTGTACAAGTTTGGGTTTAACACCACTTAATAAGCCAGCTTTTCCTGCCTGATACGTTTTAAGAAATTTTTCTCCACTAGTAGTTCCTGCAAAACCTCGGATAGCTAGACCTGCTGCTTTTCCAGGCCAAGCAAGAGGGCTGGCTTTTGACTTATTCATCCAGTTCCACCAGCTACCGTGGCTTTGGAGAGAGGCCGACTTCTTAGTGAGCTCTCGGAGAAAGGGAAGCCTAATAGATAGCTCTACCTTATTGGCATCGTTTACGAGATCAGCTATCTTTACATCGTCTTTTACGCCAGATAATAGTTTAGTAATCCTACGCTTATGATATTTCCCAGCCATACCTGCTGGCATTTCTGTCGCTTTGATTGCGTTGCGGAGTTTCCCTACAGTACCGAAATCGGATACCCCCTTTTTACCTGCTAACAATCCAGCCTTACGAAATGCTACGCCTGTTCTGTTTGTTCCCTTGAGTAATTGAGTGGCTTTGTGAGCCTTTCCTAAAATGGAAAGCGGTGCTGCCATAAATGTCACAGGATCTGTGCCAAATTCAAGGAGAAGATTTGGAAGCCAATGGCCTTGATCACCAAAAACGTCTGTAGCCCTATATCGCTTTTGCTCCCCAGGTGTAAGAAGTCCCAACACCGGAATTAGTTCGGGAGCTAAAATACCTTCCCGCGAGAAGAGATCTACATCCTCTTCCTTTAAAGCATTTACAGTCCTAAGTACAAGTTGATGAAGGGGAAGGATTCCGTGATAGGCTTTCTCTAGAAGACCCATCGGTGCGCGAACACCCTCTTCGGAAGGAGCATCGAAATACACATTTTGTGTGGCTTTTATTCCAGCCCCGTAATTGCTTAGGTTTAGTTTAGCCATCTTCCATCAGGACTGAAGTTTTCGTGCTCCTCTTTTGAAAAGCGGAGAGCTTCTTCCGCTTCCCTAAAAATTGGGAAGTCGTTTGGCCCCCCTTCGCGGATCATTTCTTTAATCTCCTCGGGCGTCATTTTCTTGCCGTCGCGCATTGTTGGGTGAACGTAATGCAACTCGTCAAATTCAGAAGTCCCAAGCAGTACATTACTTTCCGCTTCTGGATTCTTCTTATCAAGACCTTTTACCATTGGATAGTTGCCAGGAAATCTTCCTTTCCAATTATTTACCATTGTATCTTCAGGGACGATAGGCTTTGCTCGGAGTGGCTCTCTCTTTCTCTTGTTTACAAACTCTGTCAAAGCATCGACGTTTGTTGCCGCCCCTGCTAGTACGGTAGATCCTCTCATTGACGATATGCCTCTTCCTCCGCTACTTAAATCGGCCATTTCTTCAAGTAGCGCAGCTTCTACAGGCTCTACCTCCGCTACTATGGTTGCAAGCTGGCGCAGCTTAGTCGAAACATTTGCGTCGGCCATATCCTGCGAAAAGACCTGAAAAATTTCCTGTCCTGTGCCTGATAAAACGGGCCGCGTTCCTGTGGACTCTTGCTTTTCAGCCCCCGCTCTTACTTTGTACTTTTCTTCTATTATTTGCCCCTTTGTATCTCTTTCATACATCAAAGAGGAAAATAATTCCAAAACCTTTCTTTCTACATCTTCATAGTCACCAGCACTTACCAGAGTAAGTAGTTCCCCTGCGCGTTCTTCGTATGCTCTTTTTGCGAGCGGGGACAATGCTTGGTATCGTAAAATACCCTGCTTTTCGGCTTCTAATGCGGTAAAGCGAGGATCGGCCTGGGGGTTTTTGCCCTCCGTTAGCATAAGCCAAGCCAGTGAATCCTCCACATGATCTAAATTTGCTTTGCTTCCTAGATTCTCCGTTGCCGCAAAAGCTATCGCAACGCCTTGAGCATTTGGATTACCTTTAAGAAGCTCTGCAACATAACGCGCCTTCGTGATTGGAATCCCCGTTTGGTTCGCTAATAGTTTAGCTAACTGGGACGGATCTTGGATTAAAGCTCTTCTTTGCTCTGGAGTATATTGTTCTTGAAGGTAGCTTATTGGCTTTTGTATCCAAGAGTCAAGTTGACTTAGGCTCTGGGCTACAAGAGTGGAAGCACGGACTGAGGGACTGACTTCTACTCTATGGCCTTGGGTTCCAGCCCACTCCACGCTCGGCACTTCTTCTTCTCCTAAGCGAAACAAGAGTGAATGTTGGTCTGCAACATCAAGAAGATCTTGATCCTGCGCTCTTTCCTCGACTTCCATAATTTCGGGTATTCCCCTTAATATTTGTGACCGTAATTCAGTCTTTCCTAGGTCATCTAGGTAAGGAGCGAATGTATTTAATTTATTATTTATCGTTGAAGGATCTCCACCCGACGCATTAATTATTCTATTTGCTATCTCTGGTATAGCATTGGAGGCTAACCTATAGACATCTCCTTGCGACGTTTTTTGGGGGACTACCGCTTGCGACATACCGTTCAATTCAGGCACACCTAAATTAGCCATCTGAGCATTAAACTGCTTATCCATGTTGGCCTTAGCACTCGCATCTGATGCCCTCGCTATTTCTTGATTAGTAAGTTGCGATACCGCTGCCATAGCCTCTTTCTGAGCTTCCGGCGGTAGTGCCGATAACTCCATGTGGCCATACTGCTGCGCTAGAGCGAGGGCATTAAAAACTTCAGGGGTACTTTCTTGGATTGGAAAAGCACTCCTGAGCCGAGAATACTGCGCTGGATCTACTCCTGGAGTACCAGCCACGCCAATAGGCTTAAGGGTGGCAGCTAAGGTTGTGAGATTTCCCCACTTTAGACGTGCCATCTCCTCCATAGCCTCGGTATGCATTACCTTTTTAGCGTCATCATTTAGAGTTTCTGGCTCATACCACGAGTAATCCCCTGCTTTTGCCGCCCGAGTAAAACTACTTTGCTGGGCTCGGCTATACGACGTCTGGGCAGACCTATTTAATTGCCTGTAGCGTCCATCAATCGCCGCTCGGGACTGGGGGGTCTTTGCTTGGGATATGGCGTCTTTATACCAAGTATCGATTTGGCCGTAAATAGCTCCGTTACTAGGATCGGCGTAACGTAACGCAGAGCCTTCGTCTTCCAATTGAAAATCAATCGTCTCTGCTCGTGTCATCGCAGCATTCAGAGAATTTTGATCTAACAGCATCTCTTTATTAAAAGCATCGCGTTGAGCTTTTAGAAACTGAGCTACAAATTGCGTGTCATTATCGGCGTCAATTGCGCCAAGTATGCCGCCTAAAACAGCGTTTGTAACTGTACCTAACAACGTAGGATCAGCATCGACAGGATTTCCTAAGTGCTCTTGTGCCATTATTACCAGCCTATTCTTCTTCGTGTGAGTAAGGTTTGTAGGTAGTTATTCCTTAGTTGCATACTTTCTTCCCCTCTGTCTTCAAACCAGTAAGGTGTTCCACCTGTAACAGGTGGAGCATGAAGCGGTTGGTTCATCCTCCATTCTGCTGGTACTTGGTAATCCCAAGGACTTGGATCCCCAGATCCCCAGTAATCAAATCTCTCGTTTTGTTGCTCTGGAAAGATCGATGGAGGGTAATGTGGAGGTTTGAAGGGAAGGTTTGGCGGAGGAGAGAGAGCTCCTCTAGAAGTTCCAGGTAGCTCTGTTATACCGTAAGGGGGATCATAATATCCGCCTCCTTCTCTTTGTGCGAAATCTCGGGAATCAATTTGATACGGCTCCGGCCCTGTGTCAAGTCTGGCCCAGGGAATTAAATCTGGAACACTAGGGGGCGCATGCTGCGCTTGAATTGAGCCGAATGGAGGAGGAGTTGCCCCCATCGAAAACCCTTCGTCATAAAGGGTTTGATGTCCCAGTAGATCTCCCGCCCTTTTCATTGGGGAGATACTAACTCCTTCGTCAAAGTCAAAATCGTCATAAAATCTCGGATGTCCCAGTAGATCTCCCGTCCTTTTCATTTCCGAAGGATCTACACTGTAAAAGCTGGAATCAGGATCGTCGATAATGTCGAATCGATCAGGATCGCTCGGCACTGTCGTTTTGAATAGACCTTTCAGCAACGCAGAACCTCCCATCGAAGCAATAGCACCTCCTAAGGCTCCCATTAAAGCTGATTTTTTCTGACTTCTTTGGTAAGCCATCTGCTCTAGAAATCGTTCGTGCTGGAGGTTAGTTTTGTACCGCTCCTCTTTAAGCTGTGCAGATGTACTGAGAGCCTTCTGCTCCATTTCTAAAAGCATGCGCTGATTCTGCATCCGCTTTGACATAGCAGCTTCACTTGCCAGAGTCGCAGATTGCGCCCGCGCAAATCCGCCGAGCACAGTTTGAGCTCCCCCTGTCAGCCCCGCACTTTGTTCAGCGCGTTCGACTTGAGCAGTAGCTTGCTCCCTAATCCCTTGCTCAAGAGCAGCCTCTAAGACCGGATCGTCAAATCCACTTAGTTGCCGTAGCCTCCGTGCATAGTTTTCAAACTGTAATGCCGATGAGCTTGGTCTTTGTGAGCCTCTTTTTGCCATGTTACTGTTCCAAATCGTGCATTAAATTAATGCGATCAAGTTTTGCTGCTTCAGCTTTGCGGTTACGTATTCTTGCGCGAATCCAACGCCCTCGGGATGCGCCTTGATGGCGAACATCTGCAAGAGCACCTATATCTATGAAGGTAGAAGAACTGGCTGTGCGAGATCCTGGTACGGAATCGCCATCTAGTGCAATCTGAAAGCCTGTACCAGAAAGAATACCTGTCTTAAGGGTAGTCTGTGAGATGTCGTGGCCTACAGGATTTTCGTACCAGCCCGTGTCATACAAGAAGCCTTCTTCGCCTATGCCCAGTTCAACATCAACAGTCCCATCTTCTAGGCTAACAAGCGAATCGGTTGTCGTTAATGCGCCTCCTGTATACCCAGTTACGGTAGTGTATATCGAAGCTCCTTCCGAATCGACTACTAGAACTCTTGTTCCAGTTGGCGCATTCGGATTTGTCATAGTGAGCGTATTCCCCGACAAAGAACCTGTAGAACTTTCGTCCGTATTAGCATTTAAATCGTCCCCAACAATCGTGGAGTTCTTTAAGGAATAACTTCCAGAGCCTAAGTGAACAACACCAAAGCCTGAACTAAGATCGCCAACACTTAATGCATCACGATCTTCGATAGTCCAACGCTGACTCGGGAAGTAAAAACGCAAAGTCTCGCCTGTATCTTCGTTGATGACATACAAGCTAGCATTAATACTACTTACCGATAACCTGCCATTCGTCGGAAGTTTGTCGATAATCGGAGCACCGAAATCTTCAGCCGCAGGTGCGCTAAGTCCTGAAGGAGGAGTTACTCGCCAAAGAGCACCGTCTCCAAGGACGTAGACAGATCCTGCATAGGTAGTCACAGCCCTCGCGGATTGCGCTCCAACTCCACCCAGGTAATAGGGTCTGGGGCTTTCGGAACTTCCAGTTAAAATAGTTCCCCAGTCTGCGCCAAACACAGCCAAAGAATTTGCGTAGGGTATTGCTGCTACGATATCCGATAAACCTTGATTAGGTACATGATATTGGGAAGCAGACTCAAAGGATTCCCATCCAAATGGGCCTTGAGCTCCTAATGAAATTATGCCGTCTTTGAATACACCTAACCTATCATCCCAAGTAAAGATGCCGTCAGGTCTGCTAGGTACAAAACCGGACGATTCGCTAATCACATTCCCCAAGGTATCTTCGTGAATGTTGTCGATAAAACTTGCTTCGCCTATCGGAATTCGCGCCAGAAATCTCAGAGGATTTCCTTCTACGTTTGTCAGAGCCTTAGTTATCTCTTGCTCATCCCGCTCGTCTGAAATGCCGATGCGCTTAGTTCTGAAGAGTTCGATAGCCGTAATATAGGGATACGCGGCATCTGGAAACGACACAGCCGGAGCCGGATTGTCAATGTCCTCATCGTCAATTGTACGCGCATCAAAGATTTCGGGATTGGGTGTTGACCATGATCCTCCTGGCCCCTTCTTCTCAAAGTTTCCTGATACTAAGCCCCAGTTTTTAAATGTACCATCTACCGGATCATTCTCGTCGAAAGGCTGGAACTTGGCGAAGTAATGCAAGTTCAACACTTCATTACTATCTTGCCTTGCGCGTGTATCTAGGTAGTCATAATTCTCCCACTCGTCTTGGTATCGGTTGCCTTGCCACATGCGAAATTCTCCGATCCAAGTATCCGCAGTATTGGTTACATCTTTAAAGCCCCCGAGGTAGATAATAAATTTAGCTTTTTCTAGCGTATTATCTTTTGGGCTATCCATCGAGAACGCCATTATTTCCTGACCGTTTAGCGCATAGTCCTTTAGAGTTATATCAAAGTCAGAGCCAACAGTTGTCATAACTGTAGAGATAGTATACCAGTTAAAATTTTCGGCATCCACGTTTAGGCCACCTAATTTTAACTCGTCAAAAGATATGACACGTTCCGAGAAAGGATTCCATAACTCTGATACAATCGTGAAAGATTCTTCGCCTGTTGAGAGTGTGACCGAGCCATCACCTAACGGACTTGCGTATAACTGGATCTCAGCATTCTTTGCAGCAGTTTCATCTGTATCTGTAACCATTAGAGCATACTGAACATCCCCCAGAGTTTTAGTCTGCTCGAAATATGACCTTGCAGGATTACTTACTTTTGCAGTAGTATTATCTCCTTCATAGCAACTCCAGTAGACTTTAGCCGCCCGATCCCAAAACTTATCTGGTTTATCGTAAATATCGTCTGTAATAAAAGCCACATCAGAAACTAATCCGTGATCAAAACCAGGCTCTGTTTTAGTAGCAAACCGCATTTCAAAGTGCGTTTTAATTGCGTCTTTAGATACTGCTGTTTCCCAAGCTCTCGCATGATACCAATGAGTATTTTCTGATAGTCCTCCTACATATTCCGACGCGTCGTTATCATCCTCGTCATTATTACCATGCCCTCCTGTGGCAGTTACACCCTTAAACTGTTCATCCATATGATTAGCAGTTCCGTTCCCTGTTTCTCCAAAACCTGATGAACCCCAATGAAGAAGTCTTTGATCCGCGTCATATCCTCCATTATTTGAATTAAAGAATGAGTCTAAAGCCTGTCCATTGGTAGCTTCAGAAGGAAGTGTGTCGTAGGAATGCCACACATCCGCAGTAACGTCGTGTACGTGTATCCTAAGTGCGTTACCCTTACGAGTTACAACTACTGTATAGTTTTGACCAGTTGTCCACTCAAAATCCCCGCCGCTACCATCATCGATAGTTCCGATTCTATAGTATGGCAATCTATATCTTCTATTTACTGATCGCGCCACAACTAGACGAAAATCTGTATCATTGCCCCAACCATGCCCCTTGTAAAGCATGACTTGAAAAGCTGGAAGCCAAGGCTGAAGATCATTAGGGCCAACTGAAAAAAGACATTGAGTATGAGTAACCGAATCGGCTAATGTCGAACTGTCAAACTTGAATGAAAATCCTATAGTAAAATCTTTTGTGGTATCCAACTCTAGGCCCGCTCGATATGCAACCCAAGCACATCCCTTGCTACTTGTAGTTCTGTTCTGAGAGTATCGATCAAATACACTTTCCTCGTAGTCGTTGAAACCTGGGAACGCCGCAAAAACCTCTACCGAATTTCCGTGGACATTACTATCTCCTGGATTATCATCATCGAAGAGGAAATAGTTTTCAACACCATCGTGGGTAAGACCGTAAGATGCGCCGAGCTCAGTTTTACCTGAATCCTCGTCCCCCTCTTTTGTTGTACCTAAAACTACTTTAGTTCCACCAAGAGCTTTAACAGGCTTAAGCCGTCTAATGGGGCCATAAGTACCATCCCCTGAAGCAAATCGTGCGCCGTACTGGTAGACGCCGTCAAGAATTCCGCTTGAACGTATATTTCTAACCGAAACTTCTTGTCCAATCTCGGGCAATCCAAGAGGGCGTAACTTGTTTCTCCGGACATCCGCAACACAGAGAGCACCATCAGGCTCGTTAAGGAATAATTTATCTCCTAACTTAAGCCCTGTTGCAGCCTTTGAAAAGATACCGTCCTCTGCTCTGAGAGTAGACGTTGCGCCTATAACACCCGCCGGAACTAAAACTTCACCTGCTAGAATAGCTTTATGGTCTGCGTCTTGGACTGGGCCTGGGGCGATGGAGGGTAATGCGGAGGTTGGTGCGTGTGTTTCTAATGCTAATGCAATATTAAATGCGCTGACATCTTCAACAGAATCTGCTCGGTGCTGGAGGTCAAAGATCGCCTCGCCGTCATCCGAAGTTGCCGCGTAATCAAATATCGAAAATCCTAAAAGAGATCCGTGGAAATTGGTATCATTTTCTTTGTCTTCATCTGCGCCAATGAAGAGGTCAGGGATTCGTCTATGGTCAATAAAGGGCAACTCAGTCCCTGCTGCTGAGGTAGTAGCAGTATCTGTGCCGTTATAGATAAATAGATTCGTGCCGTCACAACCTACCCAAACAGTAGTTTCAGTGTTTAGATCCGAATGGAAATCAGCTCCAGTTTCCCATCTAGTTTGCTCTGAGTAAGTAAATAAGAGTTCGCCTGTATCTGCCTCTAATTCTAGTTTAGCAAAACCTGGAAATTCAAATAACGTAGTAGTACGTTGTTCAGTTAGAAACTCCCGCGAAAATGTAACTTTAAATGCAAATACATTACTCGCCACACTCGATAAGTTAGATGTAAAAAATCTGTCGAATACCGAATTAAACGGTACTCTAACAGCACCCGAGAGGCCATTAAATCTTAATTCTCCTTCGTCAAGTAAGGGCTTACTTGGATACGGTAAAGCATCCCCGATTCCGGTTGCCGGAGAGATCGGTGCTTTAGAATCGCAATTTAATTGAATCTGAGGAGTTGTAGTCGGGGAACGACTCGCCATAGCCCAATCTTCTTCCGAAGTCGGATCTACATTTTTAAAAATATTAATAGGATCAATTACGGTGATCGTTCCTTCAGGAGATGCTGTAGGCCCGAGGATAGAAAGCGTACAACCATTCATCGTATACGTTCCCGAAGCTAAAGTCCCATCATCTTCTGAAGCATCTACATAAAGAGTTACTTCAGGCGTTCCCATTGGCCCATCTACACGCAACGCGACTTTAATATTCGTGTCAGGTGTAGTAGGTATCGAAAGAGCGTCGACTCCAGTTAATCCTGCTACTCCGGAGTTATCGTAGATATTAGCTTTAATCGTATAGGCTCCACCCGCTTTTTCCGCCCAAATTTTAAACGTATTGTTGGCGTCCTTCGCTGCAAAATTCGCTTTCTGTTGACCTTCAATTAAATATATCTTACCTGCCGCCTCTTGAATAGAGCCTAAAGCTACCTGGAATGCAATTGTAAAGCCGTTCGTTTGACCGGAAACATCAAGAGCATTCGTATCTAATTGCCAATAGCTACTCCCTGGTGCAGCAAAACCTGCTGCTGAAGTATATTGTGTTTGTCGTACTGAACCGACTCTACGAGTTGGAGTCTCCGATTCGGCAGGATCCGCTTCCCGAATTTCGTGTAGCGCAGGTTTTTCTGTGAGTATCCCAGGAGACACTCTACGCATAGGAAACTGATCGATGCGACTTGGATGTTTCATTGTGGTGGGTCAGGGTGAAGTACTCCATCTGCTGTAGCTGGATCTCCATGATCAAAGTTATCGAGAGGTGTATTATTCCTTTCCGTGAAACCTGTATAAAGTTCACCTTCTCGCCAACAATTCCAGCCGTTCAAACTCCATTCTGTAGAGTCAGGGAAGGCTGGTGTATAGTGCTCGCGACGTACCGCTAAAACATTTAGTATAACTTTAACTGTAGAATCATCTGATTCAATGTGGGTAAATATACCACCTGAAAAAGCTGCTCCTTTTACAGCATCCGGAGTCCAAGAATTACTTCCGAGATTTGCGGTAACAGGTAAAGTCCACAGATTAGTATCCGCTTCTTGGTCATCAGGATCGTTGGAAGTAAATAACTTGACGTAAGTTGAATCTGTCCCTGCCCCTTCGTAAAGGCTAGCTTCCGCATATATCAGATGGCAAGAGTCATCTACAACGATGTATCGCTTCTGGCTGTCTAATAACATAGACGCCGAAATTAATCGATCTGGATGCGGCTTCAGATCGCAGCAATGCTTCGGAGGATCACCTTCTCGTGCCATTTTTCCTTATGTGAACTTGGGCTGGGCGGGAAACTTGTTTACCTGAACTACTATCTTTAATATCCTCTTTGCTCAAGCTAGCTTCAACAGGACTAACGCCACCTGTTTTCCAGGATCGCCAAATATGGACTGCGCGAGATAGTACAGCATCTAAAGTTTCGTCCGGCCAACTAAGCGTGTCTGAATCGCCCATAGTACTTAAGGACTTAAGCTGTTTAACAGCGAAATTTTTTGCGGTGTCCAGCACAGGCCAGATCACTAAATACGCATTTGTACCGTCATAGAGTTGCTCATATCCTCCGACATCTGTATAGGATGTAAGACCATACGTAGTTACTCCATCCGGTGTGGGAACTAGTTTAATTAAATTACCTAGTTCAAGTACTTCTAAAACCCGTCCTGCTGTGGGTAACTGTACTGTTCGTTGGTAAAGAGTTACAGTTGCGCCAACTTTAGACGAATGTATCGGTGAACCAAAGTCTATGGAATTCGCGTCAGAATTAACCGAATACACTAGATATCTAACACCGTCAATATCACAAACATCTCCTGGTCTAGTATCCGCAGAAACAGATGAGAAAGTTATGGTAGAGGTTCCGGCGGAATGCGACGAAACGGTTAACGATGTGGAGCCTTCAGTAGACCCCACAAAGTAGTTACTGGCAAGACCAGGGACACCATCGCTGGCAGCCCTGGCCGCACCTGCATTGATCGCCTCCTTAACTTGGCTAGCTGCAATAGCCGAAGCGGTAGTGATACCGACACGATTGTAGAAGCGGGTAGCCAAGCTAGAGAGAAGTACCATTTTCTATGCGTCCTTAAAACGGTCTGACATTACGAATGAACGACGCCCGTTATCCAAAGACCAGCATGATCTCGCATGTAGTCGTTTGAACAACCAAGTATCTTGCTCTGCAACCTGGAAATCAGAGATCGGCTCTAGCCATTTGCCTGTAGCAGCATCGCCGCCGTAGACCATGTTAAAGCGCAAAGAACTCCAGTTAATCCCCATGATTGGGTGTGTAGCAACAGGTGTAACATCCGAAGTACAGTCCCATCCAGCATGCGCTGTAAGGAAATGGTGGAAATCCAACATTGTCCCTGCGATAGGAATTTCAGTAGTAGTTGCCAAGTTTCCTAGTAGGGCGTCATTAATTTGACCCTTACTTCGCATATACTTGAGAACCTCTTCGTACATTTCAGGAGTTACCATCCAGTCCGTAACCATCTCACCCGCTCCGTAGCGGGAAACTGCGATGATATACTTCTGGAGGTACTCGTAAACATCTTGGCCGTTATTAGCATTGAATGCTGTTTTACCGCCGTTATCGTTGTCTACAGCATCAAAATAAGGCTCCCATTTAGGGGCATTCTCCTGAGATATTCCCATGAATGTCTCAGTCTCCTTATTGCCGTATTGAGATCCACCTGCTGGCCCTCGATTATTATCAACTCCTGAAATGAACAAACCTAACAGAGAGAAAGAGGGCATGTCAGCGTAATCTGATCCACCTCCAAAATTTGCGTCCGTTAAATGTGGCGCAAGTGCTACAGGGGCAGCAACATCCGTAGCTCCTCCAAGTACAGCATAAGCCTCTTCTTCTTGGAAGAATTCAGCCATGTGCCGTTCAAGTAGTCCTGCAACAGTATCGATGCCTTGCTGTACTGGACGCCGTAGCAAATCCTCAGGTATCACAAAGTTACTTGCAACATCTAGGATGCTTGAACGCGCAGTTGACCAAATGCCGTTTTGCGTGAGTGCCAAACTGGAGGCAGAACCCATCGCCTGAGAACCAGCGACTTCTCTAGAGCCCCTGTAGTATTTCCAGGCACTACCTTCTCCTCCTGTTGCTCCTGTAGTCAAGAGGTGCTCTACGTAATCCGCATCATTCACAGAGAATACGCGGCCACGTTCGGCAGCTTTACGGTAGAATTTTTCGCCTCGGTCATTTACTAACCAAGCCGGATCTGAGGTCATTGTGTTAATGGTACTGAGGACAAGAGAGTCCAGCAGTTCCGTGGTAGTTCGCGTGAGCGGGAGAGCCATTTTTAAGTGCGCCTATTGCGCTTCGAGTGTTGTTCTAAAACTTTCTGGGCATTTTCTGCGATACGACGTTTCATCTCCTGCTTATTTTTAGGGGCTCCTTCTTCCGTAGTCGGAATGAATAATTGAGGGACTGAGGTGTCATAACTTGAAGTAGCTTCAGATTGCTGTGGAGCAAGTCCAGCCGCATGTACTAAATAAATGACTCCCTTCTTATCGAGGAGCATCTTATTAGTATAGCGTCCAGATTCCAAGCCATCTTTGTACTCTGCAAAAATTTGCTTGCCTTCATCAGAGTTGGCAGCGATGCCTTCCTCTTGAAGCCAGTTATGAATGTTCAGTTTTGCTGTAGCCTTAACTTCAGCTAACTCAACTTCCCGAGCAACAATCTCTTGGATTTGATCAGGATTTTGGTAGCCTTTTGCTTTAAGGTCAGCTTCTCGTTTATCATCCCACTTACGGTGTGCACCATCGAGGGCTTGCCCAATCATGCTTTCAACTTTTTTCATTTGATCAGCAGTAAAATCTTGGGCTAATTCAGCCTTTGTCTGGGCCGGAGTCTCAACACCATCTGCCGCCGCGTCTGCAAGTGTACCTATAGGCTCTTGAGAGGGTTCGATAGAGGTAGGTGTAGGAGTAGTTTCGTTCGTATCTTCAGTCATTTTGGGTGTACCTATGGCTCCCATGCATTAGAGTTTACCCTTGGCTCTCTTCATGCGGTTTAAGAAATCGAGGAGGTTGTTTATCCCAGGTGGTCACACCATCCTCGTTAAGGTTAGTCTTTTTTAATTTGGTTTCAAAGTCGCGCAGACTATAAGCTGTGCGATTCTCTGGATCTCCCTCGCGAGGGAGTGCAAACATCTCAAATCCATTAGCCCATTCACCACTACCTGTGCGGCTAGGACGGGCGGCTTGAGCGTCGTTTAACCAGATATCTCGGTCTTCGAGATACTGGGTGAATTCAATTTCGGCTTTAGAGTTTCTGGGCGGGGCTGATATTTTACTTTCACATTTCTGACAAGTCCACTCAGGATACTCTACCGCACCTGTAAATTTACATGTAGTACAGGTGTGTAATGTACGTAAGCCTTGGTCAATAAGCCAGCCAACATACGGATCGCCAAAACGCGGAAGGTTAAACATTAGAAGGATGTGCCTCGATTAGAATGTTGTACTCTGCATTATCCGGAGCAGAACCAGATTGCTTTAAACGAAGAAGATCAGGAGGATTAGAGATAGTTACAGAGTCCATCACGCCAGTAGTAACTTCAATAGTAATCGTAGTTCCTATATCATTCCACGTACCGTCTGGATTACCTGCCTGGATTTCATATACTCCAGAATTACTTGTAGGTGCAACCTCCACGGTTCCAAGATGAAATGTGGCCGAAACACATCGTCCAATTTCAACTCCCTCCGTGATGGTGTCACCCTCCTCAACAGCTTCAAAGCGAAACCATTTAACCCCGCCAGAATTAAAGGCAGCAGTATCGTCACCAGATGCTGTTCTCCAGGCTCCGTTTAAAAGTTTTTGGTGGGTAGCAGTAGTCATTATTCCAAGTGTTTAGGGCTCAAAGACAGTAACAGTGTCAGGGTGAAGGGGCAGCACAATGCGGCTGGGGTAGGTTTCACCGTGGTACAAGGTTACGGTGTTGTTGTCGAAACAGGGGTGGCAGCGCACAGGATTGTCTCCATTAACCTGAGGAACATCAAAGCGGGTGTAGTTGGCGAACTGCACACGTAAAAGGTTAGTGCTGCCGCCTCCAGGTAGGTGCATGGCCTTGAGACTAAACTCCAGACACACCTTGCGAATGTCCCCCGCGACATAACTTTCAGGGAAGGCATACCATGTATCTGCCACATCAATCCAGTTTGATCCGGTGTCAGCCGAGTACTGGATTTTCGCGTAGACCTGAGCCCCAGCCTGAGACGCACTAAGCCAGAAATGCCCTTGAGCGACACCTAGGTACGTGGACTCTTTTAACGGGGAAGTGGATGCTGTTATAACCTTCTGGAAGTCGTTGGTATCGTAGGTTATACGGGAGCTATAGTACGAATCTATGTTCGTAGAACTTACACCACCCGCTATTGCGGTACTTACGTCCTCGGGAGTAGTGGCGGTTCCCCATGTGTTGGTGATGGTAGTAGTCCAGTCCGACCCAGAAGGTTCTGCGGCAACTAGTGCTGTTTCGCCAATCCAAAGCTGCGTGGGTATCGAGGTAACCGCTGTGGCATCCTCATCCCCAAACCGCCGAAGCCAGTGCATCTTCTCGGCTGTAACTCGCACCCAGGAGTAGGAGGTATCCGTATAGGGAGGTGGATCCTCGTCCGCGTAGTCGGTGGCGTTGTTAGGGGTAATAAGCATCTCAACCTTAGGACAGGCTGTGGGAGAACTATTACCAAAATTCGTTGCTAGGACATCCTCATTCTTGAGGTAGTATCGGAAAAAGTGCAACTGCTTGGCTCTCATCCGGATCTCCTCCCCATCCACCTCTGTAGACGCATGACCGCCTGACGCACCGAACACACCAAAAGCGTTTTCCCTGTGGGAGAGTAGGTCAATAAGCGCGTTGGGCGGAGCCCAGTGATCGTCGCAGTCCAGGATAGCTAGTATAGGGAAGTCTCTAGGAAGACGCTCTCCTAACTCGTCAACATTGGGGTAGCGGTTTAGTAGGGTATCTCTGTTATCTGAGGATACGGTGCGCCCTGTAACAACCGATTTAAGTTGGTAGGCATCTCCAGTGTCCAGGGTATCTTGTAAAAGTTGCAGGTTGGTGGCAAGGTGTGTCTTAATGGCTGTCTGATCCTTATAGCCGTCCCAGATGTACCCGCAAAACGTCGGTGTTCTCTCCCCTATAAGGTCTCGGGCAGGAGCGGTGATGGCGTCTTGGCGGCGCGGGAGGAAAGCCCTGGGGGAAATCGCTGAAATCTTAGGCATGGGCATCCCGCCGATAAGTGTACGATCTTCCCCTAGACCACTCATAAGCCATGTAAGAGCACCCCCTGCACTGGTTCCCGACAGCCCAATCTTACTAAACTCAATGTACGAGGAGTAGTTCGCGTTGACGTAGTGCATAAGCTCTACAATGTCCTTCATATCCCGCCGACAGTACAGACCCCATCCGTACTCAGAGTTAGTATAACCATTGTCCCCGATCCAGTCATCCCCATCTGAACCACCCCCATCTCCGTGTCCTCTGTGGTCTAATGTGACACAAGTAAACCCATTATCACGGGCGGCTTGTGCCGAGTCCGCAGCACTGGAGCGGTTGCCCCCTGCCCCGTGGAAGAAAAACAATAAAGGTACTTGACCAGAGGCGTCATCGTAATAAATATTGTACTCCATTACATACCCATCGGACATGGTAATGGTTTGAGCTTCGCTATTTACTGTAGCCATTTTAAACTATGGGGATGTCTTCTGTGCCGAGGAATGGTGTACTCTGTGCTCCCTGCGTTTGGATGCCACCTGCGGGGGCCAATAAAGCGTTCTTCTGTGCAACTTGTTGGTGCTGTACGATAGCAGCGGAAATAGCTAGTATTAGTTCTGTGTTAGACTGCGGCGTCTCAGCTAGCTTCTGTGAATAATACGCGATAAACTGATCAGGCGGATCTTGTTCTAGAACAGAGATTGCCGCCGTCTTACCTGAGATGTAGTCAAATAACCGATCCTGAGGGCCACCCGATGCCAAACTTAATTCAAGGTATTGTGCGATGTCCCGTGCACCTGTGGCCCAGAGGAGTCGGCGTAGTGACTCTACGATAACTGGAGGCGCACCATTTGGAAACTGGGCTAATGTATTTGTAACAAGAGAAGTGGCTGCGGCATAAGTTTCTCGCTGGCCTTGTTGCGATAAATTCCCTAGTTCAACTGCATCTACCCTGAAAGACATGAGTGCGCTTTCGGGATCAGGTATGTCGTATATCTTCGACAGACCTGAAGGAAGCGGGATCTCTAGTGCCTCACCCCACATCTCCCGCTGATAAGAAAATGTAACGTGAGCAGCCGAAGCAAAAAGCTCCGCCATAACAGAAAGTCGATCCTTAGTTCTGCGGTTACCCGCGTTAGATAATATCGAAGCCTCGGCAGCAGATTTTCTTGGGCCTATCTGCATACCTCTGTCTAGAGCGTTAGATCCAATTACATCATCTAGTAATCGTATGTATTGTTCCAGAGCCGCGAAAAGTTCAGCAAGCGCAGAGTTTCTCTCGACAGGCCGCATCTTGTGCGATACACCCGTATCGGCTGTATCCGCTAATCCTGTTTTAACAGGTACGTATATCGTATCGCCTGTCTGATTGTCTCGTACTTCTTTGATGTAATCTTCTGTAAGAGCTTCTTCATCGTAAAGTATTACATTGTTAATGCTTCCAACTTCCTTAGTGATAGCGTGTAAAGTATCGTGGATGTCATTTATGAGAGGGATCCAAGACAATACTTCAGAAGGACTGATGTCTTCCCCTGGCGCAGGGTCAAGGAACGAGCGGATAATTAAAGGACACGCGCCTGATAACTTAACGCGAGATACGGGCATTCCGATGCCAGTATTCGACTTACCTTTATCCGAGCCGAGCTCGTAGGTAACCTTCGTACATTTGTTGTGCGCCGTAGGCCAGAAAACTTCGGTCTGGATTACCTTGTCCGTGGGATCCTCAGGATTGGCAATCGAAAAGGTTCGCCAGAAACAACGCCTTAGTCCTGGCTCGTAACCACACTCAACATGGCTAAGAGCTTTGTACTTAAACCGCTCGTGAGGCGGGGCGGATTTGTCTGTGTCTACGTAGAGCCCGACATGCGTCCCCATCGGCCCATAGAGCGCACACTTCCGTGCAGCCTCCTTGAGTCCCCCGTGCCGCCCAGCCCAAAGCATCAATGTGTTCTGGTCTTCGGTAGCTCGGGCCGCTTCCCCTGAAAGAGCCTCAACCTGAAAGACAGGTAGGGCTGGAGAAGCCTCGATTGCCGCTTGGCGGAGGCGTGTCTGGAATAGGTTTGCACCTACGTCCGGATACAGCCAAGGAATAGAAACTGATTCAGGATTAAAATATACGGCTGTAACCGTATGATCCCGCCCCGCATAGAGCGCATTTACACGCTCCGTGACGTACTGAGCCGCAGAGTCGAGCTTTTTCTTAGATTCTGTAACGATCTGCTGGATCGCAGCATCGTCCGGAGCAGGATAGTAGCGAGTCACCTTGGGACAAGTGTATCCAATTGTTTTAGTTTTGTCAAGCCCTAACGCCGCCTTTTGTGCCTCATAGGAGGAGGTTTCCAGTAGGGTGAGTCAGGGCCAGGAGACGCGACTTTTTCAGCCTCGATCCCTGGAACCGCGCCTCGCTTCATAATAAAGTTAGTGAGAAGCGCGAATGCATCTGGAAGATCGTCCGATTCCGACTTAGGGAATTCCGAAAGTCTCTTGAGCAGGATGTCTCGCCCAGGGAATTTACCTGGGAAGAAGATACGATTCTCTGCCATCCCTACTTGAATACCCTGTAGTCGCTGTTGCTTCTTAGCCCGACTTTTTAAATTGATCGGAACAAAACGAACTTTCCTAGCCCAATGCTGTTGGTGCGCCCAGGCACGTAGGGCATCACAAGACATTGTGTTCTCAACCCACAGAGCAGCAATATCCTCAGAGTTCTCGTAGATAAGATCAGCCACGTACTCCATACACTCTGCAATCTGCCCTCGGATTTCTCGTGCTTGGACTGGAAAAAAGATGTTCGTGTCGGGGGGCATGTCGGCAATGCCTGGGATCTCTAGTCCTGGAATACCTATACAACGCTCTGCGGTTGTGACATGTACGAGGATGATACCGTTCCAATCCCCAATCTTGGCATCCGCACGAGAAGTTGGATCCCAAAGAATAATCTTCCGGCCCTTAGGTAGATTCTCTGGAAGAATATCAAAGAGCGTAGACTCTCTAAGACGTTTGTCCGGAAAGAGTGCATACGCCGCCGCGACAGGTTGCACGAGGTACTGCTGGCTCCAGAACTCTGGATCATCAATGCGATCCTCCGCAGCAAGTAATTCTAAGTCGGACATGAAGTCCGGACAGAGTGCGTATGCGCCGTTCGGCCCCCGCCCCTTCTTATCCGCAATACCCGTATTCGGATTCACGCCATCCCAACAACCAAACCGATATTGTGACCACTCTTCGCTGTGCTCCCCAATCCAGGCCGAGAGATCGTAGAAAGCCCAAGGAGTTCCGATGTGTCGGATGTTACCTGACGGATCTCGGAGGATCGGCTCAAGCTGCTTAAAGGACTGAATGACTTTCTCGCGCTGGACTGGGGTTGTCGAGTTGCGTTCATTCGACGGGTCATCGACATAGATATCTGTCGGGTGCTTACCCGCTTTGTTTGAGCCAATCGAACTAGGGAAGAAGCAAGGCTCCCGCCCCATCCCCTGTCTACCTACCGTATTAAAGGATCCTGGCGGAGAACCTGGAGAAGCGCGGCACGGAACAAGCTGGGGAAACGCCGCCGAGAACGGAACAAGTACAGGGGGTTCCTTGCCCTGGGCCGGAATGATCTCAACCATGTTCTCGGCATTGCACATGTTCCGCATCTCACCTAAGATCTCGTTCGCAAGTTGCGTAGCCGCCGACACATACATCGTTCGCTTCTCTGGGTCACGCCATTTCTCCCAGAGCGCGATATCCATCAGCAAGGTTGTCTTGCCGTGGTTCCGCGATACAATCGTACTCGTCCTGTTGGTACTGAGGGCGTTCGCTGTTATTTCTCGATGCAACCTAGAGAACTGCTTCCGCCTAACGGGGGGAGAACCAGGTTGGGCTGTCAGGATTCCCCGATGACCTATAGCATGCCCAAACGCTACAGGATCTTCAAGAAGTCTTAGGATAGCATCAAAAAGCTCAGAAGACTTCTCGATGTCGCGCTCAGAAAGTATTCGCCAAGGAGAAGGAGTCACAAGGCTAGTCTGTAACTAGGTAGCCCTGGAGAGAGACAGCTAGCCCGTTTCCTGCCGAGTCACCCACACCCGTTACCCAAATGTCGGTCTTAGCTGGAAACGCCGTAGCCCCGTTTAGATTGAGCGTCTGGGCTGACGGATTTGAGGTAGTAAAAATATGCATCACTCTGGCCGCGCTGACTGGGGCTGTGCTGTCATCCGCATCCAGGCGTTGGTAGATCTTGACAACATACTCTCGCCCCGTCTGATCTGCAAAAGCCTCTGCCCTCGACAAATAAAGGGTCTTACCTGCCGGAACAGTATAAATCGCCATGTGAGTCTGACCGTAACCAGCACCCATAACAGCTACCACATCTCCGCCAGAGGTTTCAATGGTCATGTTGGCCTCGTTAGCATTGCCGTAGGCTCCCGTATCGGTCACATAGACCCGATGCACCCGAATGAACTGAGTGGTCGTTAAACTGCTGGCACTCGCGCCGTTGGTAACTACCTCTGCGCTGGTCTCTGCGAAATTTTGATCCAGCCCCTCGATGACAATTTTTCGCGCGTGAGTGCCGCCCGTCGCATCCTTAGCGTCTCCACCCGCCTTGATCCGTAGAGACGATGCACTGGTGAGATGTCCTGCGTAGGTGCTGCCGCCGCCTTCCCAGATAAATTCTGCCGATGTGCCTACAGCCGTATTGTAACCAAATTTATCCCAAGCAGTGATCTTGCCAATCTTGCCTTGGGCGGCAGTTAGCTCAGGGATGTTTACAGGAGTTCCGGCTGGATGGGTTGGCATGGCATGGGCAGTATATCACCTACCATAACCCCACAAAAATCAACTGGTCCTGGGCGGGGGGGAGGGGGGGATGGGGGCAGCCCTCGTCCCCCCGTGAGAATGATTTCTCATTATCATTAAGAATCTTATTGAGACTGAGTCGCATTATCTTTAAACTTCTCGAGAATGAGGGACCGGTCCCGATATCGGTCCTGACGGCTAGCCTAAAATAGGGTATACAAATGGGGCAAAATCAATTAATATATGGGGGGCTAAAAAAGCTTGCATCCCGTAAGCTTTCGCCCCCTAGGAGAATAAGATTTTGAGCGAAAAGGAAAAAGTGTTAGCCTACTGGGAAGCCATTCGGCAAGCTTGCGAGAAGTGCAAGCTAAAAGCCCCAAGTGCGGAACAAGTACGGGAAGCCGTTTTAGACAATCTTTCATCGGCGCAAGCTGCAAAAGGAAAAGCAAAGTGGCTCAAGAAAAGCCGGTCCGAAAAAGGGACGCAACTTCAAAAGTGGCTAGACTGGCACAAAAGCCCCGGCAATTTAACTGCCCCTATTATGTGGTCGATGCAGTACCCCGATAATGAGTTATGGGAGAATCTAGCCCTAGTCCACGTGAAAGCGGGAAGGGGAAAAGGTTCCCAAGCTCTAGACAATTGGAAAAGCGCATTAGGGGGCAGACTCTAATGAAACGAAAGAAAAAAGCACTAAGCCCGGAGAATCTATTCT